CTTGGGATGATGGTGAAGCACAACAAAAATACAATACTGTAGCACATGAAACAACTGATGCAACACAAACTGCATTAAATACTCACGCTGGTGATCTTACCGTTGGCAGTTCTTATTTTGCAGGTTCTTTAAATTCAAACGGCGCTTCTTTATTCAAAATAACTCTTATTGCAAATGTAACAGGTGGTGGTGATACAAAAGCATGGACATTTGAAGGTGTTTTTAAAAAAGGTTCTTTAGCTTCTTCTGTTGCATTTGTAGGAACACCTGTAAAAAATGTCATAGCATCAGATACAGGTGCATCATCTTGGGATGCTGATGTTCAAGTAAATACTACTTATGGTGGTGTAGAAGTGGCTTGCACAGGTGCGGCTTCGACAACAATTCGTTGGGTTGCTCAAATATCACAGACACAAGTTGCATTTTAATTAAAAGGAAAATAAATAATGGCAATACAATTAAACTTAACAGCAGAAAATACTAAATTAAATGTTCCATTGAATTCAGTATATGCAAGAATATCTAGTTTAAGAGGAAACAAAACAACATTTGAGTACAATGTTCAAGTGTTTATAAATGAAACATCAGCAAATCCAGGCGAGGGTTTAAGAACCTCAAGACCAATTAGAGTTGATAGTTTTAGTTTTCCAATAACAGATATTGACAATACAAATATAATGGAATTTTGTTATAATCATTTGAAAACGCAAACTTTATACACAGAGGGAGTTGATGTGTAATGACTATTCATTTAAAACATCAAAATGCAGGAGATGTAATTTTACAAACTGATGCAGATGGTAATTTACAGATAAATCCAGATAATACAAATGGAATAGGATCAGTAATTAGTTCAGGTGTATTGTATGAACACGCACACACAATTAGTTCAGCATATTCAATATCAAGTGGAAATAATGCAATGAGTGCTGGGCCTATCACGGTTGCAACAGGCGGTAGTGTTACAGTACCCACAGGCTCTGCATGGACAGTAGTGTAATATTATAAATAGAATTAAAAGGAAAAATTAAATGGCTACTCCAAACACAAGAGATACATTTAAAGAATATTGTTTAAGAGCATTAGGGAAACCTGTAATTGAAATAAATGTAGACCCAGATCAGATAGACGATAGAATAGACGAAGCGTTACAATACTTTGCACAATATCACTATGATGGTATTGAGAGAATGTATCTTAAATATCAAATAACATCTGCTGACATTACACGAGCTCGTTCTAATAACAACTTAACTCAAGTTACTGATGTTGATAGTTCAACAACTGCAACATGGAAAGAAGCAAAGAATTATATACCTATTCCATCAGCAGTTATGTCTGTTGTAAAAGTTTTTCCTTTTACAGATAAAGGTATGCAAAACTTATTTGATGTTAGATATCAATTAAGATTAAATGATTTATATGACTTCAGTTCGACATCTGTTTTACACTATCAGATGACAATGCAACATTTAGATTTTTTAGACCATATTCTAGTAGGTGAAATACCAATAAGACATAATCAACATCAAAATAGATTATATCTTGACATGGACTGGCAGACAGTATCTGCTGATGAATATATTGTAATAGAATGTTATAGAAATTTAGACCCTGCTACATACACAGATGTATGGAATGATATTTTCTTAAAGAAGTATGCAACTCAATTAATTAAAAAACAATGGGGTGCAAACTTATCTAAATTCCAAGGTGTGCAAATGTTAGGTGGTGTTGTTCTGAACGGTGAACAGATTTATACTCAAGCTCAAGAAGAATTAAATAAACTAGAAGAACAAATGCAACTCGCATATGAGTTACCACCAATGCACATGATTGGATAATTAAATGCCTACTAATGTATATTTCGACACAGGTACAAAACCAGAACAAGCACTCTATGAAGATTTAATCATAGAACAGCTTCGTATCTATGGGCAAGATGTTTACTATATTCCTAGAAACATGAATAGTGAAGATAAAGTATTTGGTGAAGATGAATCATCTTCATTTGATGACGCATACCTGATTGAAATGTATATGGAAAATGTAGATGGTTATGAGGGAGAGAAAGAATTAATGTCTAAATTTGGTTTAGACATAAAAGATGATGCAACATTTGTTGTTGCAAGAAGAAGATGGGAACAATTCGTTTCAGTTGATAATAATTTAATTGTATCTTCAAGACCAAACGAAGGTGATTTAATTTATTTTCCAAAAGCCTCAAAGATGTTTGAGATTACTTTTGTAGACCATGATGACCCATTTTACCAAGTACATAACTTACCAACATATAAATTAAAGTGTAAGACATTTGAGTATGGTTCTGAACAGATTGATACTGGTATTGCAGAAGTTGATGCAATAGAAACTGATAATAGTTTAGATCAACTTGCACATCAAGTAACATTAGAACAAACAACATTTACTGAAGAATTTAGATTAGAAAGTGGAGAAGGTTTACTTGTATTAGATGGAACAAATCCAATAGGTGCAGATACTGGTGATAATTTAATTACAGAAACACAAACACATAATGGTTCTTTATTATTAGAAAATCCAGTAGAAGGTGCAGACGCATCATATATAATATTAGAATCTTATGTTCTTGATTCGATAGATGAAAGAGCACAAAATGATTTATATTCAACATTAGATGATAATGTTTTAGATTTTTCTGAAACAAACCCATTTGGAGATGCAGGGATAGATTGATATGATAGGACAATATTTTTATAACGAAGCGACAAGAAATGTAGTAGTTGCATTTGGAACGCTTTTTAACAGAGTACAGATTGCAAAGAAAGATAGTTCTGGTAATGTAACACAGACTATGAAAGTTCCATTAGCATATGGGCCTAAACAAAAATGGTTATCAAGACTACAGGAAGACCCAAACTTAAATAAAAAAGTTGCAGTAACATTACCAAGATTAGGTTTTGAAATATCTGGTATTGAATATGATACTGCAAGAAAATTAAATAAAATAATCAAAGTTAAGAAAAAAGTTGATGGTGTTGATTATGACCAATTAAAGTCAGGATTTATGCCTGTTCCTTATAATATCAATTTTGAATTATATGTAATGGCAAAACAATCTGATGATGCACTACAAATCGTAGAACAAATACTACCATATTTTCAACCAGAATATACTGTAACAATGAGAGAAGTTCCAGAGTTAGATATTATCAGAGATGTTCCTATTGTATTAAACAGTATCAACTATGAAGATAATTACGAGGGTGAATTTACAAGTAGAAGAGCTATAATTTATACAATGAGTTTTACTGCAAAGTATTTCCTATACGGCCCAATCACTTCTACAAATGTTATTCGTAGTGTTCAAGTTGACCAGTATACAGATATGCCAGTTAATACACCAAAAAGAGAACAGAGATATACAGTTGAACCAGACCCAACAAATGTTTCACCTGCTGTGTTTGATCCTAATGATGATGATAACTTTGGATTTAATGAAACTGCATCATTCTTTGAAGATGCAAAAACATACAATCCAGTAACTGACGAAGATGAGTAAGTCAACTGAAGTCCTAGACGGAGTATTAGGTATAACTGATGTTGTAGATAATGCAATGTCTACTACTACAAAAGAAGTAGTAAAGAAACCAGTTATTGTGAAAACAAATGATGATGACATTGACAATGATTATAAGTATCAAAGAGAAAACTTTTATAATTTAGTTGAAAGAGGTCAAGACGCAATAGATGGTATTTTAGAGCTCGCAAGAGAATCTGAACACCCAAGAACATATGAGGTTGCAGGTAACTTAATAAAACAAGTTGCAGAAGTAACAGAGAAACTTGGTGATTTACAAGAGAAGATGAAAAAACTGAAAGATGTTCCTAGTAATGCACCAAAGAATGTAACTAATGCACTTTTTGTAGGTTCTACTGCTGAATTACAAAAATTACTAAAAGGAAAGAAATAAATGTCAACAACCATTACAAGTACATCAATAAATGTTAATAATGCTACTGACCCATCATCACCCTCTACTGGTGATTCATACTACAATACCACAACAAATGATTGGAAATTTTACAATGGAACTTCTTGGATACCTTTAGAAGAAGGTGCTGTACAACAATATCCAATAGAACATCTAGGAAATTGGGAAAATAAATCACCATCACAAGGTTGGTACTGGATAAAACCGCCAGGTGCGAGTGAAGCTTTTTTCTGCGAGTATAGTGGTGGTGATTATAAGTCTACTGGTTATGGTTTTTGGAGATGGTGGAGATGTAATGATGACTATCATTCAATTTTAAATCATCATTATAATAAAGGATATCAATGGAATGTTTTGATGGTAGAAAAAGAAAATACTGGTACATGGCAAACAGCAGGTTTTAATACCAATCAAACTTTTAATCAAAGAAATAGCACCGCCGTATCTACATCAGGTACAAGGACTGGATATAGAGTCTACTTTGGGTATGCTGGAGGTCATGGAATATATAATACAGGTCAAAGCGTTTGTAATTGGGGTAGTTCTTCTGGTGGTTTAGGTTCAGGGTTTAATGGAAGCAATTGTGGTTCATTTCCAGATAATTTATACATGGGTACTGGTGGTGGTTCTAATACCTATGGTAGTAGAGGAGGTGTATGGTCTTTTTGGTTTAGGTGGTTAGACACATGAGTTATATTTGGCAAAATCCTAATTTTGCACGACCACATAAGTATGATGATTATATTGATTGGTTAAATGCAGAAGATCGTACGGCATATTTAGCCGCTAAAGAAGCTACTATGGATGCAGATTATTTTATTCTATGGAAACAAGATTTAGTAAAACAATGTCAATTGAAAAGATTTGAAGAATACCCATCTATAGAAGAACAAATGGAAATGCAGTTTAATGATAAAGTAAATTCTACTACTACATGGGATAATGCAATTAATATGGTTAAAACTAATAACCCAAAACCAATTATTGATTAAAATGAATATATTATGCAAAATATTGACCATTATCTCGGTAATCCCCTACTAAAGAAAGCAAATGTTTCTGTCGAATGGACAGAAGAACAAATTGTTGAATTTAAAAAGTGTATGGAAAATCCTTTACACTTTATTGAAAATTACATAAAGATTGTATCACTAGACCACGGTTTAGTTCCATTTGATATGTTTCAATTTCAAAAAGAAATGGTTGATACAATTCACAACAATCGTTTCACAATCTGCAAACTACCTCGACAGTCAGGTAAATCTACAACATTAGTATCTTACATATTACATTATGTTGTTTTCAATGCAAACATGAATGTAGCGATACTTGCAAACAAAGCCTCTACTGCAAGAGATATTCTTTCTCGATTACAACTTGCATATGAAAATTTACCAAAATGGTTACAACAAGGTGTAATGTCATGGAATAAAGGTTCATTAGAATTAGAAAATGGTTCTAGGGTAGTTGCATCATCTACATCATCAAGTGCAGTTCGTGGTGGTTCATACAACATGATATTTTTAGATGAGTTCGCATTTGTTCCTAATAATGTTGCAGAAGATTTCTTTTCATCTGTATATCCTACAATATCATCTGGTAAATCTACAAAAGTTATTATTGTGTCAACACCTAATGGTATGAATCTGTATTACAAACTATGGACTGATGCAGAAAACAAAAGAAACTCTTATAACATTATTGATGTACATTGGAGTGAAGTGCCAGGCAGAGATGAGAAGTGGAAACAAGAAACTATTGCAAATACATCTGAAGAACAATTCAAAAGAGAGTTTGAATGTGAGTTTTTAGGTTCTACAAACACATTAGTTGCACCACACAAGATTAAATCAATGTCATATGCAGAACCATTAACAAAAAATGCAGGTCTTTCTATTTACAAACAAAAAGTAAATGGTCATCAATATGTTTTAGTGGCTGATGTTGCAAGAGGTATTCAAAACGATTATTCTGCATTTGTTGTATTTGATGTTACACAAATACCATATACAATTGTTGCAACATATAGAAACAATGAGATAAAACCTTTACTATTTCCTAATATTATCAAACAAGTTGCAACAAACTATAATCTTGCACATATTTTAGTTGAAATCAATGATATAGGTGACCAAGTTGCAAATGCATTACAATTTGATTTAGAATATGAAAATATGATAATGTCATCTATGAGAGGTCGTGCAGGTCAAATGGTAGGTGCAGGTTTCTCTGGTGGTCGTTCACAATTAGGTGTCAGAACAACAAAAGCAGTCAAAAAGATGGGTTGTTCTAATTTAAAACAGATTGTAGAAACTGACAAACTTATCATACAAGATTATAATTTAATCAATGAATTTTCTACATTTTCATTAAAAGGTCAATCTTACGAGGCTGAAGAAGGTCATACAGATGATTTGATTATGTGCTGTGTATTATTCTCATGGTTAGCACAACAAACATACTTTAAAGAGTTAACTGATGATGATATTCGTGCAAGAATGTATGCAGAACAACAAAATCAATTAGAACAAGACATGGCACCTTTTGGATTTGTTGATGATGGTTTAGATAACTATGGTGAAAAGATGACTGATGAATATGGAACAGTATGGTCACCAGTTATAAGAACGCATGATTCAGATTGGTAAATCTTCAATAATCTCATTCTCTAACTTTAAATAACAATTTGCACAAACAATTTTAGATGTTTTCATAAGTTTTAGAATATCTCTCCTAGCTTCTTCATTTAAACCTTTCTTTCGTGTCGTTCTTCTAATTTCTTTCTCATGTGGGTGAAATTGTAAACACGCATTTTCAGATTCACCACAGTATGTACAAAACTTATCAGACAAATATTCATTTACCCAAATCGTTCTTTTTCTGTAGTTTCTTTTGAAAACTCTTTTGATTGTTTCTTTATATTTTTCGTAATGACTTGACATAAAGATATTTATATGTCAGTTGTTCTATAAAAATGTGTTTTTAAGATAGTCTTTTTTATAAATATAATTAAATGAAAAAATTGAAATTTATATTATATAATCCATAAGGAGAAACAGAGATGGCATTTCAAGTATCCCCTGGCGTTCTCGTAAAAGAGATTGATTTAACGAATGTTGTTCCTGCTGTTGCTACATCAATCGGTGCAATTGCTGCTGGATTCCCAAAAGGGCCAGTAGAAGAAATTGTTCCAATTGGTTCAGAGGAAGAACTCGTTCAAATTTTTGGTAAACCTAATTCAGATAATTTTGAAACATTTTTTACCGCCGCCAATTTTTTACAATACGGCAACGCTTTGCGTGTTGTTCGTGCAGATACAGCCGCTGTTAATGCTACAGCAGACGGTGTTGGTCTAAAAATTAAAAATGATGATGATTACGAAAATAATTACGAAGATGGTTCTGGTTCTAGTGGCGAATGGGCTGCAAGATTCCCAGGCACTTGGGGTAATGCGTTAGGTGTATCAATATGTTCAAATGCAACTGCATACGAACAAACAACAACTGCACTTGTTGATCAAGCAGATGTTGCCGCTGGTGATACAACTATTACAGTAGATGATGGAGCTGAATTTAATGTTGGTGACATTGTTTACTTTCAAGAAACTACTGGACAACAGTATGAAATTACTGCAATCGCAGTAAACGATTTAACTGTTAGACAATTAGACAATGCAAACGGTGGTGGTTTAAAATCTGCAATTGCAGATAATACTGCTATTCGCAGAAGATGGAGATATTACGATTTATTTGATGGTGCTCCAGGCACATCACAATATGCAACTGATAGAGGTCTTTTATCTGATGAGATGCATGTTGTTGTTTTTGATTACACAGGTGGTATTACTGGATTTGATACAGATTTAGCTGGTCAAAGAACAAACGCAGTATTAGAAACATTCCCATTTGTATCACAAGCATTAAGTAGTAAAACACCTCAAGGTGGAACAAACTTCTATAAAAATGTAGTAAATGTTGGTTCTAGTTATGTTAGATGGATGGATCATGATGCATCACTAACAAATGCAGGAACAGATCCAGCAGGTGGAACTACATTTGCATCAACTGCTGGTAAAGCAGGTGTCTTAACAGACACTCTTGGTGGTGGAACAGATGACACACCTTCAATCGGTGAGTTAGAACTTGCATATGACAAATTTGCAGATGTTGATACAGTAGATGTAAATTTAGTTATGGCAGGTACTTCACCAGCATCAACTGATGGTGTTACACACGCAACAATGATTATTGATTTATGTGAATCAAGAAAAGATTGTGTTGGTTTCATCTCTCCTCGTAGAGAAGATGTTGTTGGTGTAACTACTGGATTTGCACAGACTGGTAATGTCAAAGGATTCTTTGATTCATTATCAAGTTCCTCTTATGCAGTATTCGATTCTGGTTACAAGTATATGTACGACAAATACAATGATGTTTACAGATATGTACCATTGAATGGTGATATTGCAGGACTAGCCGCAAATACAGATAATGTTGCAGACCCTTGGTTCTCGCCTGGTGGTTACAACAGAGGTCAGATTCGTGGTGCAGTTAAACTTGCATACAATCCTACTAAATCAGAAAGAGATATACTTTATCCTGCAAGAATTAACCCAGTTGTTACATTCCCAGGCCAAGGTACAGTCTTATTTGGTGATAAAACTGCTCTTGCAAAACCAAGTGCATTTGATAGAATCAATGTTAGAAGATTATTCTTGGTTCTTGAAAAAGCAATTGCAACTGCGGCTAAATATCAACTCTTTGAGTTTAATGATGTATTCTCAAGAGCACAATTTAGAAATTTGGTAGAACCTTTCTTGAGAGATGTTCAAGGTCGTAGAGGTATTACAGACTTTTCTGTTGTCTGTGACGAAACAAATAATACAGGAGAAGTAATTGATAGAAATGAGTTTGTTGCAGATATATTCATCAAACCTGCTCGTTCAATTAACTTTATAACATTAAACTTTATCGCTGTGAGAACTGGTGTTTCATTTAGCGAAGTTGGCGGTTAATAGGGAGATAAAAAATGGCAAGTATTGACGATTTTAAATCTAACCTAATCGGTGGTGGCGCTAGAGCTAATCAGTATAGAGTGATAATGACAACGCCTGGTGCAATTGCAACAGGTCTTGATTCTAATAGAACTCAATTTTTAGTAAAAGCAACTTCATTGCCTGGTCAAACTATTCCTGAAATTACTGTAAATTTCAGAGGTAGACAGTTGTTTATTGCTGGTGATAGGACATTTGAAACATGGACTACTACTGTACTAAACGATACTGACTTTATGGTTAGAAACGCAATAGAAAGATGGATGTCTGGAATTAACGATTTAGAAACTAATGTTGGTCTTAATAATGTTGCAGACTATACTGCTCAAGTAACAGTTGAACAGTTAGACAGAGATGACAACTTATTGAAATCATATGTGTTAACAAATTGTTGGCCTACAATTCTAGCACCTATCGAGTTATCATATGATACAGTTAGTGATATTGAAACTTTTGATGTAACATGGAGATACACATCATTCTCTGCAAGTAGTGTCTAATTCAAGTATACTAAATAAGTAGAAAGAATAGGAGAATTATAGAATGGCAGAGTTATTCGGTTTCAGAATTACTAGGGCGAAAAATGACAAACAGACAAGTGGTGTAGCACAGAGTGTTGCACCACCTTCTGCTGATGATGGAACAATAGATATCGCAGGTGGTGGTTTTTATTCTTCAGTTTTATCGACTGACGGTCGAGATGCAACTGAACTAGACCTCATTAGAAGATATCGTGATATTGCACAACAAGCTGAATGTGATAGTGCAATAGAGGACATCACAAATGAAGCCATAGTATCTGATGAAAGAGGACAGTCAGTATCGTTATCGTTAGATAAATTCGATATTTCACAAACAATTAAACAAAAAATTCGTGAGGAATTTGACGAAGTTTTGCGTTTATTAGATTTTAATTCAAAAGGACATGACATCTTTAGAAGATGGTATGTTGATGGTAGATTATTTTATCATAAAATTATTGATGAAAAATCACCAAGAAAGGGTATTCAAGAAGTAAGATATATTGACCCTAGAAAAATAAAAAAAGTAAGAGAACAAATTGTTGACAAAGACAGAAGAACTGGTCTTGACTTAACAAAAAGAACACAAGAATATTATCTTTTTAATGCTTCAGGTAATGGTAAATCAACTTCACAAGGATTGAAGATATCACCTGATTCAGTTTCATATTGTCCATCTGGTTTGGTAGATATGCACAAAGGTACTGTTCTATCACATTTACACAAAGCAATCAAACCAGTCAATCAATTAAGAATGATTGAAGATTCTTTAGTTATCTATCGTATTTCAAGAGCTCCTGAAAGAAGAATTTTTTACATTGATGTTGGTAACTTACCAAAAATCAAAGCAGAAGCTTACCTTAAAGATGTAATGAATCGTTATAGAAACAAACTTGTTTATGATGCAAGTACAGGTGAGATTCGTGACGACAGAAATCATATGTCAATGTTAGAAGATTTCTGGTTGCCTCGTAGAGAGGGTGGTCGTGGTACAGAGATCACCACACTACCAGGCGGTTCTAATCTTGGTGAGATAGATGATATTAAATATTTTCAAAGAAAATTATATCGTTCATTAAATGTTCCAGTAACAAGACTTGCAGAAGAAACGGGATTTCAGATAGGTCGTTCTGATAACATAACAAGAGATGAATTGAAGTTTACAAAATTTGTTCAGAAACTTCGTAAGAAGTTTACAGTTTTGTTTACTGATATGTTAAAAACACAATTAGTGTTAAAAGGTATTATTGCAATTGATGAATGGCCAATGTTTAAAGAAAACATTCAGTTTGACTTTTTACAAGATGGTCATTTCACAGAACTCAAAAACGCAGAAGTTATGAGAGAAAGACTTGAAATGTTAAGTCAAATAGAACCTTATGTTGGACAGTATTTTTCTAAAGAGTATATTAAGAAAAATATTTTAAGAATGAATGACGAAGAAATAGAAGATATTAACAAACAAATTGAAAACGAATCTGAAGATGCTGGTGATGAAGAACCAGTAGATGACGAAAATTAAGGAGATAAATTATGAGTAATATTAAAGATTTTGTAGATTCACTATCTGATGGTGACAATGTTTCAGCAGAAACACATTTCAACTCTATTCTATCAAATAAAGTTGGTGATGCTCTTGCAGTTAAACGACAAGAGGTTTCACAGTCAATGATTAAGAATCATGTTCCAGAAACACCAGAGGAAGAAAGTAGTGATTAAATCGTTTGAAAATTTTAGAAAACAGTTGCCTGAAAAAGATGAACACAAGATGACGCAACAGTATAAGAAATTAACACCTAAAATGAAGAAGGCTGTTGATGAAATTTTTACAATTATGGATAAAAAGCCGTCAGATTTTATAAATACTTTTGAAAAAACAATAAAACAAGTTTCAAAGAAACATAATGTACCTGAAAAGAACATTATGAGTTATTTTGAAAAAGAGATGTTATCAATTTAAAGGAAATAACTATGAAATTAATCGCAGAACAAATCAATGATATAGAATATATTGTTGAAGAAAAAGACGGCGAAAAAGAAATGAAAATTAAAGGTATCTTTATGCAAGCAGACATTAAGAACAGAAATGGTCGTGTATATCCGATGGCTGTTTTGCAAAAAGAAGTAGATAGATACAATAAAGAATTTGTTGCTGAAGGTCGTGCCTTTGGTGAACTAGGACATCCTGACGGTCCTACTGTCAATCTTGACAGAGTTTCACATATGGTTACGAGTTTAGAGGCTGATGGAAAGAACTTCATTGGTGAGGCAAAATTGTTGTCCACTCCTATGGGGGAAATTGCGAAAGCACTTATTAAAGACGGTGGTAAACTTGGTGTTTCATCTAGAGGCATGGGTTCACTAGAATCTAGAAATGGTGCAAATTATGTGAAAAATGACTTTTATTTGGCAACTGCTGCCGATATCGTTGCAGACCCATCTGCACCAAAGGCCTTTGTAGAAGGTATTATGGAAGGAAAAGAATGGGTTTGGTCCAATGGTATTCTAAAAGAGGTAGAAGTCGAACAAATTAAGGAAGATATTGAAGCAGATGTGCGTAAAAAAACTTACAATTTTGAAGCGCTTGCGTTTGCAAAGTTCCTTAAAAAACTTTAAAATTATAAATATAATATGACAAAACAACAACCAAAGGAGAAATCCCAATGTCAGAAATAGATAAGACAATTGAGGAACTCGAGGCAGAAGTATCGCAAGAATTAGAAGAAGCACAAGCTGATGTTGCGAAAAAAGGCGCTGTCAAAGGTGAACCCTCAAAAAAGGTTGATGGAGAAGTTCAAGATTTAGGCCCTGCTGTTGACGAACCACAAGATAAAGATACTGGTTCTGCAAAAGCTGGAGACAAAGTCAAGAAAGCTACTGATCCAAAAGCCAAAAAAATTGCTGCTGGTTACAAAATGAAAGCAGAAGTTAAAAAAGAAGATGTTGAGAAAGATGAGAAAGAGGAATCTACTCTTGATAGTCGTTTAGCATCTATTGATGTTTCTGAAGATGTTGATGCGTTAATGAATGGACAAGAATTGTCTGAAGAATTCAAAAACAAAGCAAAAACAATCTTTGAAGCTGCTGTAAAATCTAAAATTCGTTCAGAAGTTGAAAGAATTGAAGAAGAAAGCAAAAAAGAAACAGAAACTCAAATGGAATCTTTTAAATCCGATTTAACTGAAAAAGTTGATAACTATCTAAACTATGTTGTAGAACAATGGTTAAAAGATAATGAATTAGCTATCGAAAGAGGATTAAAGGGTGAAATTGCTGAAGATTTCATTACTGGTCTTAAAACTCTTTTTGAAGAGCATTATATTGATGTACCAAATGAGAAGTATGATGTTCTCGAATCACAATCTGAAAAGATTGACGAGTTAGAGAAGAAATTGAACGAACAAGTCGAGAAAAATGCCGAGTTAAACGGTAAAGTATCTGGAATGGTTCGTGATTCTTTAATCGCTGAAGTTTCTGCTGATTTAGTAGATACAGAAATCGAGAAGTTTAAAGAATTAGCAAAAGATGCTGAATTTACTACGGAAGAATCTTTTAAGGAAAAACTTGAAACATTGAAAGAAAGTTATTTCCCAAAGAAGAAAGTAGTTAGTGAATCTGTAGATTCTGAATCTGATTCATCAGAAGTAGAATCGAAAGAAGTTAGTGGTTCAATGGCAAGTTACTTGGCTGCAATCACTAAAACAAAAAAGTGATAAGTGTAAAAACTTAAAATTTAATAAATAATATTAACAAACTGTAAAAGGAGAAATACAAATGTTTCAAACTGAACATTTACAGGAAAAGTGGCAGCCAGTTTTAGAGCATAAAGATTTACCTGAAATCAAAGACTCTTATAGAAAAGCTGTAACCACAGTTATCCTAGAAAACCAAGAAAAAGCCCTTAAAGAAGATGCCGCATTTCTTTCAGAGGCTGCACCTACAAACTCAACTGGTGCTTCTATCGGAAATTGGGATCCAATCTTAATTTCTTTAGTTAGAAGATCAATGCCTAACTTAATTGCATATGATGTTTGTGGTGTACAACCTATGACAGGTCCAACAGGTCTTATCTTTGCAATGAGAGCTAAGTATTCATCACAAACTGGTACTGAAGCTTTCTACGCTGAGCCAGATAACGACTTTGCTGGTGGTAACACTCAAATGCAAGGTACTAACCCTGCTGTTCTTAATGATGACCCTGCTGGTACATATGTAACTGGTGTTGCAATGCAAACATCGGCTGCTGAAGCAAAAGGTGATTCTGCTACAAACGCTTTTGCACAAATGGCGTTCTCAATTGACAAGCAAACTGTTACTGCAAGATCAAGAGCTTTAAAAGCTGAGTACACAATGGAACTTGCTCAAGACTTAAAAGCAATTCACGGTCTAGACGCAGAAACAGAACTTGCTAACATTCTTTCTAGTGAGATTCTTGCTGAAATCAATAGAGAAGTTGTTAGAAACATCTACATTACTGCAAAAGAAGGTGCTGCTGTTGATACAACTACACAAGGTACATTCGATTTAGATGCAGATTCAAATGGTAGATGGTCTGTTGAGAAATTCAAAGGACTATTATTCCAAGTTGAAAGAGATGCAAATGTTGTTGCACAAGAAACTCGTAGAGGAAAAGGTAACATAGTTATCTGTTCTTCAGATGTTGCTTCTGCACTTTCAATGGCTGGTGTTCTTGACTATGCTCCTGCATTAAACACTAACTTAAATGTTGACGATACTGGTAATACTTTTGCTGGTACAATCAATGGTAAGTACAAAGTGTATATTGACCCATATTCTGCTAACGGTTCTGCTAATCAGTTCTTCGTTGTTGGATATAAGGGTTCTTCACCTTATGATGCAGGTATTTACTACTGCCCATATGTTCCATTGCAAATGGTTCGTGCAGTTGGTGAGAATACATTCCAACCAAAAATTGGTTTCAAAACAAGATACGGTCTTGCAATGAACCCATTCTCTCAAGGTAGTACAGCAATTACAGACGGAACAATGACTGCAAATGCTAATGTCTACTATCGTAGAGTAAAGGTTACTAATTTAGTATAATAGTAATTTTATAATAATAAAATAATATACCTCGCACTAAAGACCCACCCTAAAAAGTGGGTCTTTTTTTTTTGTGTATAAATAGTATCATAAAAGGAAAATACTATGGTAGATTTTAACCCACTTGCAAGACAACCATCAAATATAGACTATGCAAATAATACACAGTTTAGATTTGATATAATGAAATTACCCAATGTTCAGTATAATGTTATACGAGCAAATGTACCAGGCTTATCATTTGATGGTAATGCAGAATATACAACAAGATTTAAAAGAATACCTGCAATGGGTGAAGTTGTAAATTACGAAGATTTAAATCTTACTTTTATTGTACAAGAAAATTTTGCAAATTATATTGAAGTACATGATTGGATTATTGGTATAGGTTTTCCAAAAAGTACAACACAATTTGCAAACGCAATTGCATCTGGTGAAACTGGATTAAAACCAAACGCAGGTGGTGATGTTAGTAGAACAGACACAAGTTCAAAAGTTGCAAACATATCTGCATTAGAAAGTGATGCAACATTAACTATTTTGACAAATAAAAATAATCCAACTGTTAGAGTTAATTTTAAAAGTTTGTATCCATCTGCAATTACTGGTGTTGAGTATGATGTTCAATCTACAACAACTACACCATTAACAGCTACAGTAACTTTCAAATATTCAATTTATGAATTTGAAACTTTATAAATAATTATGAGCAGTTTAAGGTTGGCTTGAACATTTGACAACCTTTCAGTCTTTCAATA